TTATGTTAGCACTTGCATTTATTGGTGGCACATGCCTTGGAATCGGTTTAATATTGTTAATTGAAAAAAAGAAATAATATTTTTATTCAAAACAAACATACTATGAAAACACTAATCTTAATATTAACAGTTATACTTTTAACTTCAGCTACATTCCCAGCGCTAAAAAAACAGCCTGCACCAAAACACATAGATAGCTACATAAAACGCTTTTTAGCAACTGCAAAACAAGAAGCTAAACTATTTAATATACCTGTAAGCATAACATTAGCACAGGGCATTATAGAAAGCAATGCAGGGCGTTCAAGTTTAAGCCGTAAGCATAACAATCACTTCGGTATTAAACACCGTGGAAAAGGCAAATATGCAGTTTATAAAGACGATACACCGCGCGACAAATTTCAAGTCTATAAATCGGCGTGGTGGTCATATCGGGCGCATAGTAAGTTACTAACTTCAAAACGTTATAAACACCTCACACGGCTAAATAGATTAAATTATAAAGCATGGGCACACGGTTTAAAAAAGTGCGGCTATGCAACTGAAAAAAAATATGCTGAAATCTTAATTTCTGTAATAGAAAAGTACGAACTTTGGCAATATGATTTTCCAATTTTTCCATGATAAAATAAAGGGCGATGAATGGTATGTAGTCGAACAGTTGCCCGAAGGCAATTATAAGGCTATTTGCACGCGTCAAACAAAAATCTATAAGTTAGGATGTGTAAGGAACTTTTTTTTTGATGACAAAGAAATATGGACTAAGGGAAAATTTAAACCTAAAAATCATTCATTAACAAATTTAAATAAAACAAATGGTAAACCGCGTGACGCTAATCGGTAGGGTTGGCAAAGAACCCGAGCAAAAACAATTTGGTGAAAAGACATTAACAAAATTTAGTTTTGCAACGTCTGAAAGCTATAAAGACAAAAACGGCGAATGGCAAGAAAAAACACAATGGCATCAAGTTAGCTATTGGAATAACATTACAATTGAAAAAGGCGATATGCTTTTTATTGAGGGCAAAATTGAATATCGCGAACACGAGGGCAAATATTATACTGATATTATAGCTTCATATTGTAGAAAATTTAATTCAGGACAAAAAGCGCAAGCAGTTGAAGTTGAAGTATTGCCAGTAAAAAATAATGATGCTGATTTGCCTTTTTAAACTTTGAAATATTAAATAAAAATCTTATTTTTAATTACAGTTTTTAATTTTCATTAGTCTTTGGTTTGTACCGCCTGTTTTTGAAGTTCAGGCGGTTTTTTTTAAAAATAAGATATGTATTTAACATTTGAGCAGGCATTCAATATGATTAAGCCAAACGGCGCTAAAAATGCCAACTATTCAGCAACGCGAATTAGACAGCTTATAAATTTAGGTCATTTAGTTGAAGCTAAACCTGAAATATTTGTTGATGATAATAGTATTTTTGTAAGTTTAGGCTACATTAAAACCGAAGGATTAGTTACTGAAGAATCTGTCAAAAGATATATTTTTGAGCGCAAAGAACTTAAAAACAAGTTAGGCAAGATTCCTAAAAAGAACCGAGAAGTTAAGGCATATTTTGAAGATGACAGCTATACTAATTTTATGTCAATAGATGCTGCATGTTTATTTTTTGGCATATCTAGGGACAAAATAATGCGCAGTATTGAAAAGAAAAAATTTATTAAGGTTAAGAACGAAATGATAAAGTTTGTATAGTCCTATGGCGGAATTGGACTACTAAAATTAACACATGAAACACATTGCAGCAATATCACAAATAATAGTCTATTTTCTTATTAGCTATTTTTTTACATGGCAATTGTCGCTTTTGATATTTTTAGCCATATTTTTTAACAACTTACAAAAAAACACACATGTTCAACGAATTAGCAAAAAGTATTCACGAAGGTAACAAGGCACGTGGATTTTGGGAAGAAGACCGCAAATTGACTGAAGTTGTAATGCTTACAGTTTGTGAATTAGCTGAAGCAATAGAAGCGGACCGCGCTGGCAAATGGGTTGATGAAACTGATTTAATTAAATATCTAAATAAATATGAACCCGATACATTTCGCGAAACTATAAAAGACACCGTACAGGATGAAATAGCCGATGCAATAATACGTATTTTAGACTTTAGCCATAAGTTTAATATTGACTTAGATTTTCACATTAAAGCTAAATTAGCTTACAACGCTTCAAGACCTTACAAACATGGCAAATCATACTGATAGTATTGTTGAATCGGTTGTACAAAAATTTCAACAACGTTCCGAAATAGGAATAAAAAAATACGGTAAAACACTAGATAGAAATGATTTGAACTTTATTGAATGGGTTAATCATTTACAGGAAGAACTTATGGATGCTATTCTTTATGCTGAAAAATTAAAACAAAATGCTAATACTAAATTCTAATTCATTGGCAGTTGTAAGGATGCAAATGCAACTTAGACAGCTTGATTTTTATAATGGCTTAATAGATGGTTTTTTTGATGAAACGGTACGAAATGCTGTTATTGAATTTCAAAAAAAATATCAGTTAGTTCCCGATGGAATTGCAGGACCTAAAACATTAACAGTTTTAAATACTGTTTGCGCAAATGGTTTTCACACTTTGTTTTTACATTGTTCAGCTGGTCCTGAATTTCGCGATGCAAAAGCTGAACAAATAATAGCTATGCACACTTTGCCCATTTCTAAAGGTGGGCGCGGTTGGTCTAAGCCCGGTTATTCAGATGTAATTGAAACAAGCGGCAAACTTGTAAACATTTGGAAGTATAACAATGATAATCTAATAAATGAATGGGAACAAACGTGGGGCGTTTTAGGCACTACACTATTAAATAGAAATGCAAGGCATATTTGCTATATTGGTGGCATGACTGCTGACATGCGAATGCCAAAAGATACAAGAACACCCGGTCAATTACTTACGATGTATAATTATATTCATGACATAGTAAAACAAAATCCAAAAATTATCATTGCAGGACATAACCAAGTACAGAATAAAGCATGTCCAAGTTTTGATGTGCCTAAATATTTAGAATCAATAAATATACCTAGTTATAATATTGCACATTGGTCAAGCAAACTTAAAATATGACACATACAGAGCGACATAGATTAACAAGGCTGTTAAACTATAATAAAGGTTTTCAAGATGCTTTAATTTGGATTCAGAATGACCAGCCTTATGATGAAGAAATTGAATTAAAAATTGATATTATATTACATAAAATTGAACAAATCGAAAACAGACTAAAGAATGACAAATGAAGAAAAAAAAGCGGCACTAATTGAAAAGATAGGTGAGCAAAAAGTAAATGAACTAACGCAAAATATTTGGCTGTTGTTAGGTTCGCTTAAGACTGCAAAATATGCTATTGCACAGTTTGAGCCTAAGAAGCTAAAATTTGAAATGAAAAAACGTTTTATAGACTTGCATACAGCTATAAACTTATTTGTTAATACGTTTGAAAAGGCTGCAAATCCTAAAGAACGCGAATTGCTAAATACAACTTCTTATGAAAATGTCGGTGCCGTTGCTGAATTGATAGCTATGGCAATAACGTTGCCTGAATCACAAATTGAATGGTATTTGGATGAATGCAAAAAACTTACTTACGTAGCTTTTAATAGGTCACAGGATGAATTGCGTAGTTGAATCAGTCAGTAAGCTGTTTAATATTGATGTCAGTAAGTTTCCTGACCGTGAAGTAGGTTATGCAATGTGCGATATTCAAAGAATGATACCAAATGAATATTCTGTTTGGATTGTTTATGCTAATCACACTAAATGTATAAACTTTGACTTATTAAAACAGTTGCCAAAATCAGATAATTATATACCTTTATTTTTGTTTAAATCAATTATGTCAAGCCGATATAAGTTGCATTGTGAATTTTGCCTTTATGACAGAAATACAGTCAATATAGATGGCAAAGAATATGATTCTGATGAATACTTCAAACAGAATAAAATAATTCAAGTGGCGGCAATTATTCAATATGACACACATAAAATATTAAGCATCCTAAAATGAAAACCGCTGCCAAAAAAGACAGCGGTCACACATGAAAACACAAAAGAGCAAAATTTATTCACCTGCTGGTTTATCACTAGCAGGTTTTTTTAATATATCTTTAGGATTCGGAATAAAGCCTTTAAAATAACCGATTATATCAACGCCTGTTGTTTGGCTAACGTTTTCAAATATTGATTTTAGCTCAATGCCACAAACAAATAAAGCAACGTAATATGATAGTGTAAATTCTAGGTCAAGCATCCACGTAAAAACCTGACTACTTATTATCGCTAAACAATAATCATTCATTTTGTTTATAGTACGTCTAAAACCTTTTGATTGTATTTTTTCGCCAAGTGCTTTAGCTTTACGAACGCCTGTTAAAAAGTCAACTAAAAGCATTACAGATAAACAAATAATAAGGGGCTTTAAAATGCAAAGTTGAAGTTTAATTTCGGGCAAAACTTTCATAAAATAGTTAAGCGAATCAGATGCTAATTTCAAAGAATCGGCGGTAATAGTCAGGGAATCCATTATTCAATTTTAATATATCGTGAAACAATAACCGCGGCTGGTGTTCCTATAAAAATAAACCACCACGGCAACGGTACAAAGATAATAAAAAAAATGAATGTTATCATAGAAATCCACGTTCCAAAACATATAGGACACGCTCCCATCATTGACCAATAGTTATTTTTCATATTATTTTCGACATCATTATAAACCATGTCGATTTGTTGTAAATACTCTTTGTATATACTATCGGCTTGTTCAGCTGTTTTATTCTGCAATTCAGCATTTAATTCAATGTCGCGTTTAGCTTTCCATTTGTTATAATTTGCCCATACGCGGCTTTTTTCTTTGCGTTCGAAATCAAGATAGCGTTTAGAAATAAATTTGCCATAAGCCGAAAATATGCGCCCTGTATAAAATTCCCCCTGCACAGGCGAACCGATGCAATAATGTAAAAATTTAATTATGCAAGATGCAAATATTGTAAGTGTTATAAGTGATAGCATTACACAATAAATTGAGTTAGCCATTGATTAACCATATTAGGAACATCACTATCTTCCCAAGTATCTACGTAAGGCATATCTTCAGCACGAACACCAAAAGAAGCCGTATCTGTAAATAAAACAACATCAACAGACAAAAGCTTATCAACTGCCTTATCTCCTATTGTGTTCATATGTATTTCTATGTTTTGAGTTGTTATTTCGACTTTGAATTGTGGAAACTTATAAGTTGGCATTTTTATTATTTTTTTATGTTATGAAAGTGTTGTTCCAGTTACTGTAAAAGTTCGGCAGGGAATTGCTCTATAACTTATGCTTGTATTTGTTTTTACTCTTACTGATATAAAATTTGGTGAAGTTAAAAATTGATTATTAATTATATAAGCAGATGTAGTGCTATTTGGCGCTGTTGTAGATGTCCAATAATATCCAGAGGGCAAAGTATCAAAAGGTGGATATCCTAAAGGTCTAGTTAAAGGATTCAAATCTGCTATTGAAAATAAACTCATAAATTCGGTAATATTAGGCAATCTCCAACCATTTGTAAAACTCCCTATACTAAAAAGTAAAGAATTATCAATTGCATCATTCCAAGAAACATCGGTGTAAGTACCTCTTATTCTATACCACCCCAAAACCTCAGAACCATCATATGTACTCCAATCTATTACAATATTATTAGCGTAAACTTGAGTTCCTAATTCATCTGTAAATCTGTCTGTTGTGCCAAAGACATTATTTTCTGCAAGTGTGAAAAAATCAACATTTCTACCCGCTTGTAAATCTCCATCGTCACCCGTTCTGTAAGACGTTGTTTGTCCTGTTTTCATTAGTGTAGCCGTGCTAATGCTTGTGCCACCTGCAACCGCTTTAATATAATTTCCTATCATAATTAAACTTTTTCAACGTTAAGATTTACAACCGCTGCTGTATCAACAGTAACAGTTATTTTGCTACCTACTGCAATTGTATTAGTTAATGTATAAGGTACACCATCATCGTCAATAGTTGTAACAGGTGTATTTAAAATATCAGTAACACTATTTATTTTTAGGTCATAAGGCGCATAAAAATCAACTGTCAAAGCATCAACAAGTTCAACTGTATAAATTAAATCAGTTGCTAATTCATCGATAGCATCTTGAACATTTGTAGCCGTTAAACCTGAAATAGTATTATTATAAGTAATTGCAGATGCAGCACCACCACCCCCACTAACTACAAAAAAAAAATCGCTTGCTAACAATGCAGCAAGGTCAGCACAATCACCTGTAAATGGTATCGCAGCAGCTGGTACAACTTGTGTATTTGCAACGGTTGCAGGGTCAAAATATTCTACGCTTCCATTGTCTTGTTCTACTTTAACAGAACCGTTTGCATTGCATTCAATTTCTACAATGTCAGGATTTAAACTGTTAATAAAATCTCCGCTAGCGTTATCATAAATAGCTACATTGCCATTTGCGAGTTTTACAATATCAATCATTTCTTATAAGTTTAATGTATTATTTGATAATCCTATTTTAGTGCTAAATTCTATGCAATCGTATTCTATATTATCAATATTAAGTTTAACTATATTGCCATCGGGGTCTATTATTTGTCCTGTATATGTGTAATTTTCGTTTAAATTTTCAAGTGTAAAAATTACAATATCAAATAATGCAGCATTAAAACTGTAATAAATAGTAATATTTGAAAAATTTAATTCTAATATCCAAACACCTGCAATGGTTGCAATAATATCTGTATTAAAAACAGCATTACAACTATTTATGCAGCCCAAATTTAACGTATTTTCACAACAATTACAACAAGCCATATATATAAAGTTTCAAATTTTTTAAAATAACGGGGCTATTTATTCCAAGCCCCGACTAATTGCCCCAAGGTAGCGAAATTTGGCGGCATAGTGAATCTTAACATATTTTAAACGGTTTACACTTTTCAGTTAGTGCAAAATCATAACGTAATTCAAAATCTATACTTACTATTTGCATTAAACTTTGTAATGTTTTTGCGTCTTTTCCTGTTTCAGATGCGTAAACAACCCAAGGCAAAATCTCATTTGATACCGGAAACAAACGCGGATTTACTATTGAATAATCATAGTTTACAGCCTTTAAATTAGCACCATAAAGCGCAAACTTAACGCTATCTAATAACATTCTAGGGTCAGCACAAAGATGCCAAAATACTAATTTAAATGGAACACGCACATCAAGTTCGATACCACAACTTCCCCTTTTAGTATTCGCTGCTTTTCGGACTTCAGAAATAGTACCATTAACACGGATATAATAGCCCGTTCCTGAGGTGTCTGTGATGCCAACATAATTACGGTGTCCATTTTGTGTAACATTTAAACTCACAACCTGTCCATCAGTATCTTTAACTGCAATACCTTGACCGTTCACGTTTACGTTCACAGCTGCCATTTGCGCGTCAATTTGCTTTATTAGTTCGGTTATTATGTTTTGAGTTACGTACATTATAAATAAGTATCTATTTCTTCAAGTATTGCTAATAATTCATTTCGCGCGGCTGTTTCGCCCATTTCTTTTTCATCATTTGAAACTGTTGAAATGTCTTTGCCAAAACGTGCTTCTTGACTTTCCATTATATCAGCCATGCTATCATTCGTATAATTAACAGCACTTACAATTCCATTTTCAGTTACTTTTATGCTTTGAAATAACGAACCGCTAAAATTCAAATCTACCTTTTCAGCTTGCCTGCCTGTTAAATTACGTAATTCAGCATAGCCTTGTGTTAAATATTTAGTTTTGTGCGGATTGCCATTTTTAAAAACTGTTTGACCGTTTTTACCTTCGGGTTTTATGCCACCTGCTGAAACAGTTGTTAAACTTAGCGGATTTATATAAAATGGATTAACTGAATATTGACCTATCAAACTTCCACTAGAATCCAAACCATCAAAAAATATCCTTTGCTTATATTCTGCAATGACTTGAAACGCGGCAACCTGTGAAATTCTACGCGCTGTATTTTCGTTGGCAATAACCTCTGAAAGTATTTTAAGTCTTGCAATTGCATTCATTAGCCCGGAAACATTGGATACATTGTTAAACGCGGTTTACATCTATAACAAAAGCGGTCAGTTTCTAATATCTGAATTATATTATCAATTTCGTTATCTAAGGCTTCAATACTTGCATTTTCCCATTCAACTATTTTAAGATTTGCCCATTCGTTACCGTGTGTTTTGATTAGGTTTAATCTATTATTAGGGCTAACCCATTCTTTAAGAATCTGCACTCCTGTTTGATACAAAATTGTCATGCCTAAACGGTCCAAAAAATTACATATAATATCAGTATCTACACAATCAACACGTACACACGCCCCTAAATAACCATTTACTGATTCGCTTACACCGTTCCATCCTTCAACATTTAACACATTATCGCCGCATGGTTTACAATTAAATGCCTGATTGCATGAATATAAATAAGGTTCTACATTAGTATTGTCAATAGTTATTAAAATCACATCTTCATTAAATGATTTTTTAATAAATACTGTCATTTCAGTATCAGCTGTCATGCTAATTGTTTGCTGAAATAAAATATTGCCTATATAATCAGTAATGTATAATGTAGAATTAGCATTAACAACACTTTTAAAACGAACAGAATCGACAAATATACGGCTTTGTGTGCTATTAATCCATTTCTTAGATACTTTAATACCGCGATTTACAGCTACAGGCATATCAGTAATATTTGAAACACCGCAAACAGTATATAAGTTGCCTATTGTGTTTAATTTTATGCCACGCGCATTTAATACAGCCTTTAAACGCTTTTCAACTATATCAGCTGCAAAATACATCTTTTCGCGAACAGTTGCCGTTGCTGATACTAAAGCCTCACTACTAACCGCTGCGACATTATTTATAGTTAATCCTTCAAGATTTTCTAAATAATATCCACTAGTCGGAACTGTACTTTCAGGATAACAGCCGTTTAATGAAATGATATAATTATCTAAGCAATTTGGTGTATTAAGATTCAGCATCTATATCAGTTTGTTTTTTGCGACCGCGTTTTTTAGGCTGTTCTTGAATAACAGTTTCTTCTATTATTTCAGGCTGTTCAATTATTTCTTCAATAGGTTCTTCAATTACAACCGCTTCAACTTTCTTTGTAGGTATTGATAACATCCCCTCTGAATAAAGAACATCTTTTGGAAAGTCCTGTTGTTTCATTGCTTTTTCAACAGCCTTGTTCACTATTACAGAACCGATAGTTTTTTGTTTATTGATATAGTCAAATAGAAAAACTACATTTTCATTATCAGTTCTTTGAACGCTAACAGCATTATAATATTTGCGAATAATTGCAATAGCTTCGTTAATTTTTTTAAGTGTTTCCATGTTATTAAAAATTTAAAAAGGGGCGGCGAACCGCCCCCGTTATTATTATACTACAGGTGGAACTAATTCATCGCAACCTTCAGCAGAATCGCAGAATTTAGCATCAGTAGCAGTTGGTGTGCCAACTTCGCCACATGCTGGTTCAATGTCGCAATATCCTGTGTCAGCGCAAACAACTTCGTATTTGAATACGTCAAGAACGCCATCAAAGTAGCAGTCATTAACAGCCCAACACTTAGGCATACCAACAACAGCCCAGTTAGTTACAAACTGAATGTAAAGTTGAATTTCATCTTCGCACTTAACGTAAGACATAATAACATCATGCTCAAGACCTAACCAAGGGTCAACAACAGTTGTTCTCATTTGGTCTTCAAACTCGTACATGAATTCGCCTTTGTTTTTAACGAATGTTACAAGTTGAAGCGCACCCGGTGCCATAGCGATAATTTCGTTAGGATTACCAAGTGCGGCAGGTAGGTTAGTATCGTAGTAGATTGAACGTGTAATGTCAAGCAATGACGCATCAAAGCCATTATCATTACCAGCTGCAATTTGACGTGCTTTACGGTATTGGTCAAGTAAAGTACCACCAACTAAAACAAGCATTTGCTCAATTTCAGCTTGTTTGCGGTCACTATCTAGGATAGATTCGCCAACAGGGTTAATACCTAAGCCACTTGCAAGGAACAAAGGCAAAGATTTAGATGTAACAGCAGGGTCAGCACAATCGCATTTTACAAAAGAACCGATAAAATCACCTGTACCAACAATAGTAGAAACTTCTTTTCCAAGTTTATTGATATGATTTCTTAGAACTTCGTTAACGTAGCTATTCTGATAGTCAGCTTTACCTTCTTTAATACAACGAATTAGTTCATCGTCAATTTTTACTTTTGCTGAAGCTGTTTTGTTTGTGATTTCAACTTCATCATACAAAGGCTTAATAGTATCGCCACTAGTTGGACAATATTCTACATCATTAGTAAGTGATTGAGTTAAACGAGGGAAAAAACGGCGTGAAACTTTGTAAACTTTACCGTTACCTTGGTCAACAGCTTGAACGTTACCAAGTTTAACTTGTGAAGCGGATTTATTTGCGCTGCTAACTAGCAATTGCAAAAGACCGATATTTGGAGATGGCATGGAGCGCATACCGCTGTTATTATTCAGCGAAATGTCTATAATTTTCCAAGCATCAGCTAATTTTATTGTTGACATTTATTGTAAATTATTTGAATTAAAAAAAAATTGTTTTGGCATTTTCCACGCTGCCATTAGCGTTCTGTTTTTTTTCTGTGCCTTAGCACCCTATTTTGTGAGAGGTCGTTGTGCAAAGATAATAACTATTTTTTTTAATAAAATTATTATTTTTTTATAAAATGTTTCAAATAAAAAAAGCAGCCCGTAAAGACTGCTCAAACAAACTAACTAACTATTAAACTAATTTAAATAAGACCGTTTTGCTGCATATATTTTAAACGTGCTGGATGTATGCCTGTTTTTGTTTTTTCATCAATTTCAAACGTTTTTTGTTGACCGCCGTTTGATTGTTTTTCAAAATTATATTCAGCTGCTATAATTTCAAATAATGTTTCGTACTTTAAATTTTCAGTAGGCTTAGTCGGATGCTTTACGCGATTGCTATCTTTGTTTACCCAAATATTACCATCAGGGTCAATTTCAAAATCAAAACCACGTTCTCGAATTTCAGCTTCTAAAATAGCGCGCATTTCTTTTGGCGCTAATCTTGCATTTTTAACAGATTCAACAAGCGAACCGCGTACCTTTTCAATTTGCTGATTTTTAATGTAGCTTTCAAATTTGCTTTGTTCTTCTTTGATAGCCTGTTGCATTATCATTTCTTTTTCAGTAAGCTTTGCGTTTGCAAGTTCTAATTGCTGTGTAAGCTGTTGAAGTTTTTGCGCATCGGCAGATGTGTATTCCTGTTTTAGCTTTTCAATCATTTCTACTTGACCATTTTTTAAGTCTGAAATAATTGTTTTAAATCTATCTTTTTTATCAACAGGTTCGTATTTTTTCAAATCAATACCAAAGGCTTCAGCAATTTGCTTTTCTGTTTTGGCATAAGCGGCACCGAATAGCTCGGCGCTTTTAGCTTCTTCAATCTGTTTTCCGATTCGTTCCTGTACTGTTTTTTCAAGTTTAGATACATAACCTGTGACAGCATCGTCAAGGCTAATTTCGTTTGATTCAAGTTTTTGAATCAGTTCGGGTTCTATACCCAATTTTTCTACAAATTTGTCAAGCATTTTCAGGTGTGTTAATATTAAAAAATAATTTTGTAAATTGTTCAAAACTTATACTTAGCGGCAATTCAAAACCGCTCTTTAAAATAACCTTAGTAAATTCGCAACCATCTTCCCATTCTGATTTATAAAAAGTTGCAATTTCATCAAGGTCAACAAAACAATAATCTTCAAGTTCATAAACAGTTTCACAATCAGTATCATTGTTTTTAATATGCAAATCAATTTCTTTTTTTATTTCAGCTGCCAGCTTATAATCTTCAATACTTACAGCTTCATTAAATTCATTTTGCAATTCTTCAAGTGTCGGCGCTTCGGTATTGTATTCCAATTGAATTACAAATTTATAAAATCTTGGCATAATATTATTTTTTATTTTTGTTTGCACATCCGCAACCGCGTTTTGCAGTTGTAGTATTTTGCTGTAGTGGCTGTGGCGAATCGGCAATATGAATAGTTCCTAAATAATTATAATCGCCTGTTTGCTGTGCATCATACCATTGTGTAGCTGTGAATCTATATTCAGTGCCCGTTGTTTTGTGTTTTGCTTTAATGTATAACATAGTGTTTTATTTTTTCTGATAATTAGCCGACCGTACCGGGTATGCGATATGCCTACAATTATAACCGCCGCGATTTTGGCAAAAGTTTTCGGGCGTTGTATTTGGTATCATGCCCGTGCCTTCATTTTCTGCAAATTTAATTTCTTCCTCTAATTGTTCAAATAAAATTAAGCCTTTCTTACCATTTTTATCATAATTAACCCATTCCTCACATTGCAATCGGCTATCCTTTACTAAACTACCAACGTATAATAAAGCATCTAATTTATAGCTTTTGCGCACCGCTTCATTTACTATTCCATCGTATTGTAATAACGCGTCACGTGATGCCTGCAAACTAATTCGTTTTAATACGCCTTGCCTAGCTTCAGTTGTTGTTAATTGACCTGCTATTGAAGTAACAACATCTGTAAGGCTGCTACCTTGATTTACTGCAATTAGTAATTCATTTTTTATAGGATTTATAAGATTAGTATTTAAACCTTGCCCTTGCATTGCAGCAACTACATTATTAACAGCATAGCGCTTAAATGGATTTAAAAAACTTTTTGTAATATCTAAGCCGTTTAGTTCTTGTTGAGCAAGCTGTGTATTTGCCCCTATTTCATCAAAGTTTTCTAAAAAACCCGATACCATTACATTATAACCAGCCTTTTCTAAGAACCTATTTATTGCAGTTTTAAATGAACTTAAACGCGCTAAATTATCTTTTGACCTTACTAAATTGCCTGATGTTGTTCTAAACTTACCTATCCAATCGACAACTTGTTTCACAAATTTAGGTTCTACTTTATCAAACCGCTTTTGTAAAATTTCAAGTGCTTTGTCGTTAATTCGTTCGGGTTTGTTGAAGTCCATTATTCAGCATTATTAAACTCATCCATATTAACTTCAGGAATATCAGTACTAGCAACAGCATCAAAACGCGGCGCTAACTTTTCATCAATAGCTTCTTTAATAGCTGTATAATCTGAATTCATAATGTCAAAACCCTCATCATAATATAATTCAGTTATTGCATCAAAAACAAATTGAGCGCTAATTGCATCCTTTTCTGTTATTTGACCACTTGCCAGCAAATTAACACGTTCTTCAACTGTATAAAGATAAGCGCTGTTATACATTGCGCAAATAGTAGCTATTTGGCGTGCAATAGCATCAGCATTGTAACGGCGGTCAATATAGCTAATATAAGATTCATAACGTATTGCAGTTGGTAAACCTTGCTGTGACATTGCAAATTCAGCCATTAGTTCAGTTTCTGTTTTAAGGTCAAAACTAATAGGCGGATTTACAAAAATAGGACTTTCGGTGTCCATAAAAACAATGGCCTGTATAATTTTTAATACATCCTTATATCTTGCATAAACATCATCACTAATTTTACCAACTTCTATATATTCAGGTTCGCGGTCTAATTCTTTTGCCACGCCCGATTGTGCAGCTTTTAAACTACGGTTTATATTTAGCACCTGTTCAGCTTTTCCAAGCGCTTCGGTAGCTACTTTGTTTGTTTCCTGAATAGTACTTACATCAGGACTATAATAACGTATCGGTTCAACTTGTTGTTTATCGCTATCCCCAAATTTTGAAGTTGTAGGATTTAAGTTATAAGCTGCAAGCGGTGTTATGCTTAACGTTTTACCGTGTCCACTACATGTTTTACATGTTATGCTATTGTCATAATTTGCAGGGTCAGGAATACGACCAACACCATTGCAACTATTACAATCAACACCCTCAACAAATTTAATAGGAAAACACGTTGCAAGCATAACCGATTTGTGCTGATTATCAAAAATAGCAGCATCATTAAGATAAGGTATTGCAGGGCTAAAATCAGACTTATAAATTTTAAACGTATTGCCATAAATATCATATTTAGGAACAACGCGACCGCCCAAAGTAACCCATGGCATAATGCCGCTGTTATGTTCGTAAATAACTTCAAACATTGTTTTATCGCCATAGCTTCGTGCCTGTGCATAAAACATGTCAGTAACTATATGATAGTAAAGCGGATTTTCAATACCTAAGTTAGCATATTTGTTTTTACTTATGCCTTTATATATTAACAGTCGATATTCAGGGTCGTTAAAAATAATTCTATCAGACTGAATTACTTTCATATCTACATTAACCCTTACATTATCAGTTTCAATGCCATCGCCTTTTGGCTCAATTAACAAAACCGCGTTTGGGTCAAGTACGCGATTTGGAATAAATACAGAAAATAAAAATGACTGCAAATTACTTTCGCCGAACTTTTCGTTTTCGGCAAATTGTTGCATGTCCATGTTTTCAAATCTTACAGAATGCTTTGCAGAACTTAACAACCTATGCAATTCAGTAATAGCCTTAACTAACGGGCTTTCTGTTTTAGGTTGATATGTGTTTTTTCTATAACTTAATATCTGTTCATCTTCATTTGGAAAAGCCTTATCTAAAGCAGGCGGCACCTCACCATAGAAGTGAGGTTTAATGCTTTCATAAATACGCTTCCAATCCTGTTTAAAAGGATGTACGGGCGGATTTAATATTGTAGCATTTACAGAATTAAGAAATTCATTAAACTGTTCTAAGTTCATTCTATTGATTTTTAAATAGGGCAGCCATATTTCAGACTGCCCTTAAAAACTATTATGGCAATACAGTAATTGCAATTAAAGCGTTAACACCTGAAGCATCATTTGCTGTTGCATAAACAGTAATTGTACCGGCACCTGTTGCAGTTAATAATCCTGTTGTAGGATTGATTGTAGCAGAACCTGTACCATTAACAACAGACCATGTAACACTTGTATCAGTCGCATTTGTTGGACTTACAGTTGCAAAGAATTGTAAAGTATCACCATCATTTACAGTTGTAACACCGCCTGCGGCTGCTACTGTAATAATAGAAACCCAACAAACATTATAAGACTGTGTAAGTAAGAATGTCAATTGCTGCTGATTAAATGTACCAAGTTGTTCGTTGTATCTAAATTCAATTGTCCAATAAGCATCGTCTTCATCAGTTTCAGCAATCTGATAAAACGGGCGAACTGTTACATTTGAATACCAACCTAGAAAACGACCATCACAAGTTACAAAACCAAATTCATAACCTGAAGCATTTGCAGGATTAGCTAAGAAATTATACAAACCATCAATAGTAAAATCATTGTCGTTTTCAGCATCGGTAAGCGATACAACACGGCTTTGTTTTACTACTTCTTCTTGACCGCATGAGCCGCGTTTTTTAGTCGTAAATTCAGGCGCAGGAAGACCACCAGAAATACGGCTACCATTAACGCGTCCAAAAACCTGCTTAGTTGCAATAGCAGTTTCCCACTCACTAGAATCGGTAATATCAGAAAATTCATAAGAACATTTTTTAGCAAACCAGCCTGCAATACCACCTGAATATACAGTTGAATCGCATGGGTCGCATAGGTAATTAGGCACGTTTTCATCGTCGATGCAAGGAGGGCAAACACCGAAAGCGCCTAAAAAACCGTTAAGAAAAGAAATATTATTCATATTTTTTGTTTTTAAAATATTATGTAAATGAATTCACGACCTCACCTACATTGTTTATTATCAATTCGACATTTTTTGTCAAAAGACAAATCCAACAAAAACATTCGGTTATCTTCGGGCTTAGAATCATATCTATAATTCTGATATGCAATTCCATCTACAGTTACATAATTGCCTCTCACAGCTTGTTGTAATAACTTAATGTAGAACGGCGGCACAGCACCTGAAATAATACCGTAATTTTCTGTTATATCTTTACTAATAACTACATTTCTGTCATTTTCTGTAATCGCTTCAGTATCTCCAAAGAATTCTACATTGCCAAAAATACGAAGCGAATTATAAAACGGCGTATTATTAGAACCTAAATAATTAGTCAAAGTTCCATAATAATTGCCATTGCAATCATAATTTGAATATGTACTATAAATTAGTGATGTATCATTTAAATTGCCACAGCCTTCAACTTCTTTATAATATTCAGTCCATAGAACCTTATCTAATTCAGGTTCTAAACTTATTTGATTTATTTTAAAAAATTCTATCTTAAGCCTAAAGCAATCTAAGTCAGCAGGGAATAAACCTGTATTAACAAACCATGTTTGAATGCTGCCCGTTGCAAGACTTTGACCTACATGATAGCTATCTGAAAATTCATCAATTAAGTCAGTCACTAAGTTACCACAGCAATCATATAAACTAACTACAACATAATGAGATGAACTTGTACTTGTTTGAAATCCTGCTACTAAAACATCATTAGGTTGATTATATTGGTCAGTATATTGCGTTTGAAATGGTATAACATCTCCTTCAACATAAGGAATATAAAAAGGCAAATCAGAACCGCAAAGATTACAATTCCACGCATCGGTTTCATTTTGCATAAAGTTACCAGGCAATATAGGGCAGGCATACCTAATAGGTACGGGCTGCCTAAATGCGTAAGTTCTTGAAATTTCAGGAACGTATGTAATCGGATAATTTATTAACATATATATAAAAGCAAAGGTACAAATAAAAAATTAAACTAAAAAATTTTATCCTAAATCGCTGCATTTATAGTTATTGCTAAAAGTTGTTATTGGTATTAAAGTAATTGGAGGAATTGGAACGGGCATTACAATTTCATGTCTAATTGTGTGAGCGCCTGTGCCCGGGTCAAAGTCAGCATCTACAATAAATGTATAATAAGCCACAGGTATTGATTCTAGTACTTTAATTGCAGTAACTACATTGCCTGCATAAGTTGTAGTGCCTACTTGGTTGCCTGCCCCATCTACAAAATTGTTTTGAACAATTGTTAAGTTACCAACATAATCAGGATGTGCTAAAATTTCAGCTATTACAGCCGTTGGATTTCCTGTAATTGTCCACCTTGGTAAAACATCAAAAGTTCTATAAGTTGATGTACTTGTAAGTGCAACCAAACCAATAGGACAATAATCGGGTATTTGCTGAAAGGCAATTGCAGTAACCCAATAACGTTGACCCTGTGTTAATTGTTGACAGTTTATTTTAAAAATTGCAAAGTCATCAGAACCAAAAGAAGCATCAACATCGTCAAGTTTTCCACTAACTAACTGATTCATCTGTATTGTTATTGGTTGCCAGCTTTCTTCTTCTTCAATGGCATTGTTATTTGTATCACCTAATTCATTTGCAGGGTATATAGTAGCGACTAGGTTAATAGAACCTGTAAATAATGGGTCTTTTTCAACTTCAGCTATTATTTGGTCAGCATCGCAAATATCTATTATTTCGGTTTTTATGCCTAAGATATAATCTTCCAAATCATAAAATTTAACACTTAGTAGATTAGGGCTTATTGCATCATTTTCAAAAACATCAACATCTAATTTTTGAACGTAATCTATTTGTGTAAATTGAGTTATGCCATTTGTTGAAGTCGGTTGATTTAAACTTATTGTCCAAGTTATTTCAGTTGTTGTGCCTGCATATTCTTCAGCTATTCTAAATACAGAATCTAAAACCAAATCATTTACAGTATCAGTTACAACTGTCATATCATTTGTTGTAATGCCATTTGGCAAATAGCCTTGCACTTGGTTTACAACGCCCGAAATGTTTGTAAGTTTACAAATAATGCCTGCTAAACTTGCATCAAAACTACCAACTAATCCAATAGCATTAAGTGCCGATACATAGCTAAGTTTGTCAATTTCTAAACGTGCCTTTATACGTTGGTGCGGTGCAATTGTCAATTCATTCCCACCATATTCAGTATTATATGTACTTAAATAACCTGTTAAAGTTGGTATTGCAGGCGCTGTATATGTAGCAACTAATAAAGGGCTAAGATGTGAAGTTACATATTCAGGATTAACAGCATCATGAATATTAACTACAATATAATATTGTCCATTTACTTGTAACTGTGAGCCATCAATTACAAATTGAACTTCAATATCGTCAGGATTAGGTGCATTTTCAAACCATACACTTGGCGTATATATAGCATTATTTAATTGACCTGCGACAGGTTGTGAACTTGGTATTACAGCATCAGACAATTGTAAGTCAGTAACGAAATCAGTATTATTTAAAACGGTATCTACCCTAAAAAATAAAACGCGAATATCTGTAATTGCAGGATTATTGACAGAACCATTATAAGCATCACCCCTTAATAATATCCTTACTGAATTGTCCTCACCTACTGCTAATTGATTATTAGTAACTGTAAAAATAGCGTTTGGTATTATTAACCTACTTGGCTGTGCCGCCGTTGCCGTTGCATTAGTTAATAAAGGTAAACCAGCTGAAACCTGCGATGCTGAACTAATTTCAAGTTCACGTATGTATCGCATCAAAAAACTATAACCTGTATAATCTGAATTATACCAACGACCTTGTATAGGTATGTTTGCAAATCTTGCACCAAAAGGAGTTGTTACTACCATGTCAAAACCTGCTGAATCAAAAACTTTACAGCCTAAACCTAAATTTCTACTTGTATTGTAAATACTTGGACCCGTATTAGTTTGCCAGCCTCTATAATTAGAAGCTAAAAATTTATTTATATTTGAATCAGTTGAATTTGCAAAAATAAAATCAATAAAATCATCAGTAACGTAAAATTCAAATACTACTGTGGCAATATCGTGAGGTGCTGCATTCTTTGACATTTCACAATATATATTTTCTAATACAGGATTATTAACATTTAAAAAAGCTTGTTGGGGCGTTGTACTTAATGGGCTTAATGTTTCATAGCCGAAATCAAAAGCACTTATTGGATTTGTAGTTACATAAAGACCAGGATTAAATCTAAGCTGTTTATTTAAAAAGCTATTAGCGCCCGAACTATTTATTGTAAATGTTAATCTTAATTTTATTCCTATTGCAAAACCTTTTATAGCTACTGTTGGTATAGTACTACTTGTAAACGTTGCAATATTATATAAAACAGTTCCGCTGCTATCTATGCAATCTAATTGTATTGAATCGTAAGTATAAGACATTATATTAAACCTTGTATAGTTAATGAATTATTATTTGTGTCGTAGGTTATTTCTGTTATTTGAACATCGCCCTGTTCAGTTGTAACGTATTTGTCAACATCTAAAGTATCTAATAAATCACATGTAGCAGTTATTGATATTGTAACTTTGCGCGTTTTTACAGATGTTAAACGAGGGTCATCAATATAAAAAAGTTTTTGATAGGCAGTATCGTATGTTTGACCGCTTCCATCAACTAAAGGATTTTCACGAATATGCCATTTATAGTTGTAAACACGCAAACCTGCTGCATCTATAAACAAATCAGGTCTTGCATAACCTCTTTGAAAATTTGACAAACTTGTATTTTGGTCTATTACTGAATTTAAATTTATAAGTTTTGGATATGCAGCTGTTCCCTTATCAATAAACATTGCAAATCTATTTTCAGCATCTTGAATAAAAGCATAATAAATAAAATAAATTGGTTTATCTATTGGATTTACATCCGGTCTATTAGCATCATATCTAAATTGTGCCGCACCATATTGTAATTTTTTAGTAAATAATCCTGTTTGTTGTGGGTTATTAGTAGGATTCCAATCTATAACCCTATCAGTCCAACGTTTAGCCACTTCATCCCCACTATTATCTACACCATCCTTTGCATATTCATATTCTCCATAACTTGCAGGTCTTTCAGCCAATGATTCATAACAAATAGATAGCAATTGATTTTGCTGTAAATTATCAGTATCAAACCATTGAAAACCTGTAAAATAATCTTTGCGCTCAACCTGTAAAATACCATTAACAACGCGCCATTCTATATTAAAGTCTTTAAGTTGGTCTAAGAATTGAATGCCGTTTAAATTAGGTTTATTATCATTATAAGCTGCTAATCCTTGCGATTGAGTAACTGTTGCTCTTACGCCCGGCACAAAACCAATATCCATTCTTACTGTATTGTGATAATAACCACCAACATCAAATAAACTTGACTGATAACCTATATTGCACAGCTTACATAAGTTTTTAAACTGACTATCCAAATAAGGTGTTAAATGTCTAAATCCGCAACCAACAATATAATTTTGTAGGTTTTGAAATAAATTTTGGTTAACTATAAGTGAAAAGAAAAAAAGAATAGGAGCTAAAGTTATTTGAATAAATGAACCTATAATCATCATTGCTTCTAAAGTTCCACTTGGTTTTGGGTCGTTGCAATAATATGTAAACGGCGCTACTCTAAACTCATCAAACCCCCTTGTTATTAAATTGCCATTTTTATCTAAATTATCCCAAGGAAAATGATTTTTTAAACATCTTATAGCTTCAGCATCAACACTATTATCTACTACAGTAACCTGTGCCTCACATGTCGGGAACGAACACCAGCGAACAGAACCGCCTTCAATTTTGCCCGTAAATAATAACCTATCAGACCCATCGGAATTAGTGCAGCATGTATCATAAATTAAAACCTGTATGGCTGCAATATTTGGATTTACAGCGTTTATTATTTGTTGTTTGACATATTCATAAGTCGAACCTACTACAGTTAATTCAGGGGCAAAACTAAAAGCCGAATCACCGTTTTCATCTTTGCGGCGAAATACAAAACTTGCCGATTCAGTACCGTTGAAGTTGTCAAGGTCTTGAGGTATTCCATCAAAATATATTACTAAGCCGTTCATTTAAATATAGAATAAGTTATTGCCCCCAAAGATACACTAATAAACGCGTAAGTTGTTATTTTCCACATCTTTTTAAGACGTTTTTCTTTTTTGATTTGCCTTGCATAGTCATTACATACAACACTAGCACGTTCATGACTTGCAATCATTGCATCCTTTAACCTTAGCATATCGCTTTGTGTATTATATTGTACTTTCATATCTGATATGACCATTTCTGATTGATATAATATACTATCGCATGCTTCTATTTTATCAATAGCTTCTTTATGTTTTAACTTAAATATTTCTAAGCTATCAAAACGCGCTGCTATAAATTCAGCATATTCACGCGAAATTAAAAAACCATTATCTACCTTTGTAATCTGACATGAGGCGACTAATGAGCAAAGTGTCAGAAATATTATCGTAATTAACAACCGGTACTTTAATAATCTTAATTCTGGAAAGGTCATATCTAAAGTTTTTTATTTGTTTGTCTAAGTCAATGTTCATGCTGTCTATATGTGCCTGTAAGCTGTCCGATTTTGTAACAAATTTAGCATATATTTGTGACAAACTGTCACGGGTTCGCTGTTCGTTTTCGATAATCTGTTTGTGCAGCTTATTGCTATTGTTAATAAATACATAGCACAATACAGATATAACAATTGCAACAGCAACTGATATAATAATAATCTGTTTTATCATTTCTTAACAGTATTTAAAGCAATTGCCACCGCCTGCTGTTGTGGATAGCCTTCAGCAACTAACTGCTTAATTACTTTTGAAATACATTTATTGTCACCGGGTAAGCATTTTTTGATAGGCATAATTTATGATGTTTAAATATTTATACAAAACGTTATTATTTTGACCAATTACGCGAAAAGTTTTTACGGGCCTGTCTTTGTTCAACAATTTTAAATATACCGTTAGCATTTGCACTTACTGTTGTACGTGGCATATATTTTGGCAATTCAGTTAGCACCGCTTCAATACGTTCAAGTCTATTTTCCATGCCGCCGTATGTTTGCGCTACATTTACAAAGATAGATTTTTGACCTAATTCAGAACTTAGGCTAACGTTATCCTTAAAAGCACCTAAAGCGTTTTTAATGCCGCCCTGTTGATATGCCTTTGCAAAAGTATTCAGCACATCGGCAGGGATTCTATTATTGTGAACAGCACTAAGCACATCCCAATACTTATTGTTTGTGTCTGTTGTAATTACGCGTTCGCCTTCATTAAGCATTGCAGGGATTGTGTCGCGCCCTGCTTTGTTATTGCCACGTTCAAGATATTCAACACCATGAAAAAAAGCGTTGCTAGCTGCTACCCTTGCCTGTGCTAAACCTGCAATAAGTGATGCAAGTGTTAAGGCTATTGTTATTGGTGCTGCCGCGCCACCTTCAGCCGCCGCCTTTGAAATTGCTATTGCTGCATTTATTGCTAACTGTACAGATGCCAATGTCTTTTCACGTTCAACAGCTCGCGCCCTTTCAGCTTCTAATTTTTCAAGTCGTTCCTTTTCAATTTCTAATTGACGCGCATTGTAATTTTCGCTATTAGAACGTATTTCATCTAATGCTGATTTGCTTTTATCTATTGCCCTGTCAAGCCCTTGTATGTAGGCTTCAACTTGCGCGTTTAAAACATTGAACACATTATCAGAAACGCCTTGGATTAACTGTGATGCTTGGTCAACTAATTCTTTTTGCTTTTCAAGTGCTTCTTTGTCCTGTTCTTCTTTTTGCTTTTGTTCAGCTTTAGCGCGGTCCGCATTTTCTTTTGCGGCATCGGTATTTATTTTGCTAAGTTCAATAACTTGCAATTTAGCCTGTTCAATTTGTTTATTCAATTCAGCTTCGGCTGCTTTATCATTTGAATTTGCAGCGACTAACTTTAAAGATTCTAATAGCTTAATCCTTTCATTTAATATTTCAATATTAGCCTTCTTTTCAATTTCTTTTCTTGCATTATTATAGCCCTCATCAATATCTTGAAAAGCCTTTGCAAGTTGTTCTTGGTCGGTTATATTTTGTGCCGCATATAATAATTTATCATTGCGCTCTGTTTCAAGTACTGCTAACTGTTTGGCTAAATTAGCTTCATTGTTGTTTTCAATCAAATCTGATTCAGCTTTTAAAGCATCATTCAATTCTTTTAGCTTTTGAATTAAATCTTCTTTTGTTGGTCCTATAATAGCATCCTTATTTTGGTCTTTTTTTTCTTTTAAATTTTCATAGTATTTTTCAAACAGTTTTTCCCTTTCTTGCAATCCTTCTAATTGCATGATTTTAAGTTCAGTTTCATCAAGTTCTAATTCCTTTGCATATTTTTGTCTTAAAATCAACAATTGGTCAATTAGGTTTTGTTCAGCATCTAATCTGTCCTGACTACCCTCTTCAGTTCTTAATATTATTTCTTTTAATCTGTTTGTTTCATCTTCTATTGCTTTATTCGCAGCGTCAAGTGCCATTTTGCGTTGTTCATCATTTGATTTTTTTATAAAATCATTTATTGCTTTTGTAGTATCTTTATTAAGTTGGTCAATTTGTGCATTTTGAAGTTGATTTATTGCCGTCCATTCATCTTCTGCTTGTCTTGCTATTTTATCCTGTTCTATTGATTGACTAATTAAATTCATTGATGCAAATTTATCTCTTTCTTTTAAAGCATCTTGCATTCTTCTATAAGCATCATTTCTTTGTTTTTCATTTGCTAAGTTAATAGCTTTTCTCTCAAGTTCAGCAGAATCTTTAATTTGTTGAATACTTTCACCACGTAATTTAATTCTAATACGTTCAGCATCAATTTGCATACCACTAATTTTTAATAATCGGTCTTCCTCTTCTTTTATAATCTGTTCAGATGTTTCTTTATATGTTTTCACTAATTCGCGTCTTCTTTTTTCTTCTTCATCTGTTAATTTTCCGCGCTTGCCTTCAATTATATTAAGTTTTTCCATTTCAACTTCTGCAATTTTAACACGCTCTGCCATTGACAACGTACTATCTGATAGCTTTTCCATGTTTTCAGCCGTTTGGTCGGTAGTAGTGAAAAGGTCTTTAAAAAAATCAATTACAGGACCAATTAAACTAAGTATAACACCAAATGGAATTGCGGCCGATAATGCCCTAAAAGCAAATGTTAAGGTAGAAGTGACACGGCGCATTTGACCTATTGCACGTGTACCAGCTAATAGATTTTGTCCTAAACTTCTTTGCTGTGTTGCTGCCTGCCCTGTGCTAACTGCTATCTGTCTATTTGTAGTGTCTAATTGCCTACCAACTTGAACACCTGCCTTAGATTCATTATTTAACTTATTTTGTGTATTAACTAAAACGTTACGTTTCTGATTCAATTGTTCAACACCTTTAGCTTCAGTTCCTAAAATATCGACTAAAGAACCCTGTGCCTGTGCTAATTCATCGGCAACATCTGCACCGTTTTCCATTGCGCTGTTAAGTTCTTCGATTCGCTGTATTGCAGAATCTATTTCGCTTTGAAATTGACCGCTGTTAAATTCTAAACTGTAAACGTCTTTTATTTCTGCCATTACTTTTTAATATTTTTTTGAGCCTGTTCAGCCCTGTCATTATCTTTTAATATCTGTTCTAGTGCGCTGTAATAATCACGTATAACCCAAAACCTAACATTCTGCATTGCTACCGGGTCGCCCTTTGTTATTATATAATCATTTTCACGGTTTTGTTCTTTAAGTTTTTGTATTGCATGCTGAAATGTTTGAGGGCGTTTTTGTGGTTTTGCTTTTGGGTCTATCTTGTTTAGCCTTGTAAAATTTAGCCTTTTATATCGCTCGAACCTTTCAAGATTTGTTCTATACTGTTCAAAAAAAAAGCGCGCAATTCATCATCCTTTTTAATTGCATCTAATTTTCGTTGTTGTGTTTCACTGTTAATAATGTATGGGTTTTCGCCGTCAATATAGAAAAAATACAAACCAGCTTCAAGTAACAAGTCATCTATCTTAACACTTTTAAGCCTATAAATAATATCATTCAATTGGTCTTTTGACTTAGTATGAAATTCTTTTAACTTATCACGTGTCATATTTTGCCATGGCATATCCTCAACCGTTTCCAAAATACCTGATAGCTTTTCGACAACTTCATTTTTATGAATACCGTAATCAATAGCTGTCATGGCTTCCTCAATTCTTTGCGCCCGTTCACGTGTTAAATTTGCAGGGTTTTTTAAAATATAGAAGTTATTACCAGCCCTATCTGTGAATACCCTTGTTAATTCAATACGCTGCTTTGTTGTTTCAGGAATGTAGGTTTTAAGCCACTTTTGAAAGTTCTTTTCGTTTTGTTCTGCTCTGTTTCGCTTTCTGAATATCATGTGTGTATATTTTATATGCAAAGGTAATTCAAAAAAACTTAAATAATTTTATAAAATTTTAATAAAAAGTTTTGGAATTTAGAAAATAGATGTAACTTTGTATTACAATACAACGGAAACGAATTTAAAAAACTTCAAAAAATTAAGATTATGACAACTTTAGAATTTAAATCAATGACAAAAGAACAACAACTTGCTTTTCTTAATCCTTTAATTGAATACGGTATGAATTCAATGTTAGTAGGAACATTAAAAAAGAATATTGTTAGACATTGGTTAAATAAAGGTTTACCAATTGAAACAGCTGAAAACCTTGCAGAACTTTCAGAATCAAAAGCTCAAGAATTCAAAAAAAATAAACTTAAATAAAACATCAAGGTTTTCGGTCAGCCTACAAAACCGAATCTTTAACACAATCAAACATTTTAAAAATGAAACAAACAAAAGTTTATCATGAACTTGTGCAAAAAATGCGCACATTCTTTTTACAACGTGGCTTTTTAGAAGTTCCAACACAATCGCGTTTATCAATATTAGCAGCCTGTGAAAATCCGCACAGCATTACAACTTTTAATTATTCAGGTGAAGTTTGGCCACTACCACAAACAGGGCAAATGTGGCTAGAATATGAATTACTTAACAATCCTGGCTGGGATGGTGTTTTTTGTATCAGCACATCATATAGACAAGAAAAAAATCCTATTGCAGGCAGACATGAACTTATATTCCCAATGTTTGAATTTGAATCTAAGGGAACTATGGATGATATGTTAGAACTTGAAGCTGAATTATTAGATTATTTAGGTTTTCCACGCGTTTACCATGTAGATTATGAAAGCATGGCATATAGATACGATACTGAAATATTAGAAGATGAACACGAATTTTTGATGTGGCAGGATTACGGTGCTGTAATATCACTTGAAAACTTTCCTTATCGTACTAATCCATTTTGGAATATGAAACATAAAGCAGCTGATATTTATGCAAAAACAGATGTTATATTATACGGTCAGGAAACAATCGGAAGTGCTGAAAGGTCCTGCGATGCAATTAAAATGGCTAATAATTTTTATACAATTGAAAACGGTAAATATGCTGATAAGTTATTTGAATTGTTTGGCAAAGAACGTGTTGAAGCTGAATTAAAACAGTTTTTAGAACATGATTTTTTTCCACGTTTTGGCGGTGGCATAGGTATGACACGTTTAGCACGCGCATATAATTTACTAAATTCTTAAAATCAAATCACACATGAAAACACTATTTTTTATTTTACTAATTAGCGCTACAGCATACGCGCAAACAGATATTATCTATTGCATCCAAATACTTAGCACTAAAACACCTGAATATGTAACAGCCGAACAGCTTGATATTATGCCATTTGACACGGTTATGTACGAACAAGCAGGGGATTATTACAGGCTTATGATTGTTTACCCTGATAAGTTTGAAGCTGAAATATCTTTGACTTCATGGCAACGTGCTTATTCAGATGCTTTTATTTGCCAGCGCAATAGTAAACAAGTTGCTAAACTTAGAAAATTTTA